CCGCCGCGGGGTTGAGGAACATGCAGCGGTTCCCGTCCATCGGCGCGGCGAGGTTATCGAGCCGGGTTTTGGCGGCCAGATAGGTACTCAGCGCGGCCGGGGTGGTCCCCGGCGTCCCGACGAAGTTGTTGAGGCCCTGGGCGAGGTTGCACACGTCCTGATCGATGAGGTTGCTCAGCCGGACGATCTGCGGTTCGAGAAATCGCTTCCGGTAGTCATCGATATAGAGCGTGAGATCCTGCGAGGAGAGTTCGGTGTCCACGCCGCGCTGGTAGGCGAGGGTGACCGGGACGAACGTCTCCGTGTTGCCTTCGACCTGGGTCGCCTGCCCGAGACGGCCGACGTAGCGGGGCGGTTTCCGCACATTGAGCGTCTGCCCGAGTTTCGCGCCGCCGAAGGTGAACTGATCCGAGTATTCGCCGTTGATCTTGTTCATCACCACCGTGTTGTTTTCCAACACGTCAAGGGCGTCGTAGGTGATGACCTGATTGGTCAGGAACGTGTTCGCCATGCGAACACCTCATCTCATCGACGGGTCCGATCCGATCGGCGTTTCTCGCGGTAGCCCGAGGCATCGTAATCGAAGCCTTTGGATGCGAGATCGTCGAGCGTGGGGGCCGATGTTCTGGTGCTGCTCCCGACCGGCTGATAGGGGGCAGGTGCGGACGAGGCGACGGGCGGGGGTGGCGGAGCCGGTGAGGCGCTCCCCTGCGGAGGACCCTGGACACTCGCCATGAGATAGCCGAGCCGGATCGGATCGCGTTCCGTCGCAATCTTCCGGGCCAGTTCTTTATCCTTGGCGAGGTGGTACACGAGGTGTTCGGCATTGGGGGCGTTGATCAGCACCCGCAGGTCGGGAAACTGAATCGACGCATCCGCCTGCGCGAGCACGGCATCGAAGTCCGGGTACACCGAGCGGGCACGGGTCGCAAAGGACTGCACGTACTCCTGCTGGGCACGAGAGGCCCGATCCGCTTCGATGCTGGTTCGGATGCGGGCGTCGAAATCAAAGGCCTGGAGACGCTGCTCGACTTTCCAGTCGGCCAGATCTTCGGCAAAGTCAGCATAGGTCTGATATTTGACCCCCACCTCATCCTCGGACGGTTTGGTCCGGGTCGGTGCGGGTGTCGCAGGTTCTTGGGTCGCCTGAGCCTGCGGTGTCTGCAGCTGTGACCGATGGGCTTCCAGAGCGGCGAGCCGGTGCTCAAGAGCCAAGGCCCGAGCTTCCGCCACTTCCCGTTTCTGGATCTCTTCGGACTTCTGGGCGGTCAGTTGGCCGATGCGCTTGTCGGCACGGCCCTTTTTGAACTGGCCGGACGATTCATCACGCCCACGAACCGGGAGAGGGGACTCCGGGGTCGCGGGCGAAGGCGCCTCCGCGGAGGGATCTACCGGTTCGCGGGCTTCGACCGTCTCCTGGAGGGACGCTTCGGTCACCCCGACGCCGGACAGGATCCGTCCCTGTGCGTCCTCGACGGAGACGAGTGTGTTGGAGTCCTCAGCCACGGGTCACCGTATGATACAGGGTTCGTGTCGATTCGGCGCGGAAACTCTTCCGACGGTAGAGCACCCCGGCATAGATCCAGCAATCCCACCCATCCGGAATGAGCAAGGTGATGCGGGGAGTCACCTGCACATAACTCATGTGCCCGATCCGTTCGTCTTGGTCTGCTGGGCTTTCTTCTCCGCCATCGCCACATCCGTCAACCGCTGCCGATCGGCCTGTTCGGACTCGAAGCCGCGCTGTTTCTCGCCCTGTGCGTCTTCAAAGGCCCGATTTGAGTCGTTTTGCGTCGATTCGTGCTGTCGATCGCGTTCGGCATCCACGGCGCCGGAGGCACGATCCATGTGCGCTTGGGCAGCCTCGGCCCCCATCTGCTGTTCGGCCAACTGCCGGTCATTGTGCTGGTGCAGCAGATCCGTTTCGATTTCCAGCCGCTTCATGGATTCGGCCGATCCCAGTTTGGCGCCTTCGATTTCGGCTTGGACTTCGAGTTTCCGCAGTTCGATCTGGAGTTTCGCCATTTCCAGGCGTTCGGACTTGCTGATTTCGGCCATCGTGCGCTGGGTTTCCGCCTGCTCTTTGATCGAGGCGATCTGGAGTTGGCCCTGGGTCTTGATCTGGTCGGTTTCGATGATCTGGGTCTTGGCCTGGAGTTCCTTGCCGAGCATGTCGATCATCTGCTGCGCCTGGGCCATCTGCTGTTGGACCTGGGGCGGGATCTCGGGCTGTCCCTCCTGACTCTGCAGCGGCGGCGGGAGCAGTTTCTTGAGGCGTTCGGACATTTCCTGCGCGCCGGGGATGTCGAGGTCGCGTGCCCACAGATCCCCGATGATGGAGAGCATGTCGGGGCGGGCGGTGATGATCTCGCCCAGCATTTCGGCCCCTTCTTCGCGTTTGGTGGTGTGGGACTTGCTCACGCTCACACTCACCGCGTACTGGCCGTCCATGAGGTCGTAGAACTTGGCGAGGCCGGTGTCGAAGGTCGGATCTTTGACCTGATCCTTCGTGAGTTGTGGCTGCGCTTGTGGAGCACCACCGGGACCGGGCTGGAAGGCCTGCCCGACCATGACTTGCTGAGGCTGATCATCGATGCCGAGAATCTGCAGCACCCGTCCGGGACGGTCGTAGATTTTCGGGATGATTTCGACCAATTGCTCGCCTGCGTAGACCAGGGCGCGCTGCACGTTATCGAGATAGTTGCTGTTCCCCTGCTCCGATTGCTTTTGCAGGGCCATGATGGCGCGGCCGGACTTCTCCCGCGGATTCGTGTTCCCGAGGGACGGATCGAAGATCCCGGTCGTGGCTTTGACGGCTTCCTCGGACTTGGCGAGCATCAAGACCATCGCCTGAATGGCGGGTTCGGTGTTTTCCCGCTGGGGGGGCGGGACGGGACTGCCGGCCAGGGTGGTGGGGCGGTAACTGAGGTACGAATAGTTGAACCGATTGGCGTTCTGCCACTGGGTTTCGTAGCTTTCCAGTTGGCCTTCCGCGACGATGAACGGGGCTTTGGGGGCCAGCGCGACGGTTTCGATGGCGGCGGAGTACATGTAATTGATCATCCGCTGCGGGTCCATCGCTTCCTGGATGATCCCCCGGAGGATGATCTGGCCGTCCACGTTGAGTTCTTCGCCCAAGATCGGGATCAGCGGAATCCTCGACCCGACCCACTCGGTTTTCTTCAACTCTTTGACGGCATTGATGAGGGACATCTTCACGGTGGGACGGTTCACCACGCGCTCGAAGAGAATGTCCGCTTTCTCAAGGTCGTCCGTCTTTTCGACAAAGCTCCCATCGGCCACCTGGACCACCGTCACCTGTTCATCGACGATCCGCCAGTATTCCGCGACCCGGAAGGTGGTGTCGGTGACCCACCCATTGGTCATTTGATCCCCGGTGGCCATGAAGTCATCGAGCGAGTCCATGTCCTCGTCTTTCAGGCCGTATTTCCGCTTGCCTTCGGACTTCGGGATCTCTTCGGTGACGATCATCCACCGCGCATCCGATCGGGTGGGTTTTTGGGCACTCGGATCGCAGTAGACCGTCAGGTTGTTGGTGATGCGTTCGAGGTGAATGTCCTGATCTTTGACGGCCGGCCCCACGTACCCGCTCGGGAGCGGGATGTAGTCGGTCCGGATCCGGAACCACCCCAGCCCACACTCTGCGGCCCCGTCCGCCGCCCAATCGATCGGGGCATCGCCGCGGGCCTGATTCTGAATGCGTCGAATGATCCCTTTGAAAATGTCCGCGGTGTCATCGTCGGCGCCGTGGCCGTTAGGCAGGACATCGATCCCGAAATTGGCCTGCCGGACGGCATTACTGACCTGCCGGACCGGCTGACTCAGGCGATCGATCGTCAGGCAGGGCCGGGGGGGTTGGGCGGCTTGTCCCTGAATCGCCGCGCCGCCCTGCCGCTGCATCTTGATCTCGTCGGGCCACTGATCCCCCGCCCGGAACTTCTTCGCCAGCATCATCGCGTCGCGCTGGGTGGCTTCCGCCTCCGATGCGATTGT